CCATCTTAGCGTCCAATGGTCCTAGTGCTCCACTTGTCCCAGATGCAACAAGTTCCTGAGTGGCCGTATGAATAACTAAAGTTTTACCCGCAGATAGTCCAGTTATTGGTGTCATTCTTTGTGTGTTTGGAGACATTGTAAATGCCCTAGAGTTATCATCTGGATATGCTGTAAAGGTTGAGTCCTGTTCAAAAGGCCTTTCCATCATTTTAAACACGTTTCCTATTTGACTTGCCCATACCTTATCAGGATATGTCGGATGCCCTCCATAATAAAGCCTTCCTTCATGAGCTACTGCGTGTTTAGGCCAATATCTTTTATTGCTCCATGCGCTCTCTTCCCATGAAGTTCCCGCTGTAACTCCACAGGCAACTGTAGGAACAGTAGAATAAACAGTAGCATTAACCACGTAATTAGATACCCTTGATGTGATTATAGCTACACCTGTACTCCCCGCTGCGGATAATTTAATTGGTGTATTAAGCCACTGCGCAGAAGTTCCGGAAAAATAGTCTAAATTCGATGTTATTGTTATGTTCCCTGTGGCGGCACTCGCGGTCATTGATATAACTCCACCCGCATTTAAGGGCAAATACGGAAAAGCTTCCCATAATTTAACGCCTTGATATTGAAATGATTGGACATATCCACGAAGAGTTTGTAATAAATCAAAATTGCTCCATACAAGAGGTGCGTGTATTCCACTACCATCCAGTATGAGGATAAGATCGCCTACTTTTGTAAAGTTAATTTGCCCTGTGAAGGCCACATCTGCCTCTACTGTTACAGTCAAAGTTCCAAAATTATTAGTTGAACTTCTATACATCATCCATTCAGACGGTAATGAGTTTTTTGATGCAAATAGGATTAATTTCTCTCCGTCTGAAGTTATATTTTCTATAGCTGTGGGTACATTAGATCCAGAGAAAGTATTAAAGTATGTTTGTGTTGTTGCATCTAATGCAATATTAGAAGTACCAGGTCTTCTAAATAGCCCACCTTGAGCGGCGGGAATAAAATTCTCAATTAATGAACACGCGTTCTTATATTGCTGAACATCTGTTCTGCCTATCATTTTAGGAGACCATTCGCCAGCAGAGAAATTGTTTATTGCTGTGTTAAACTTCAATGCCGTCCTCTCTCTAATATCTAGAGTTTAGAATGTCGTGTGCATACGCCTGTCGTGGATACCCTTCTTGGGAGTCAAATGTTCTGGCTGCTGCCAGTTCTTTTTTATATTCATCAGCTAAAGTTTCTTTAAGAGTGGTGCTTTGCGTAACCGCAAAGCAAATATCATTTGCTAATTTTAGAGCAATAACCTCCGCAACTGCGGGATCAAATTCTCCAGGAGTAATATCACTAGATATGTATTTAATCTTTAAAGAACTATAATCTGTAACAATATTTCCACCCTCACGCTGCCAATCTATTGTTTCTCCGTCTTCTATCTCTAGAACTCGAAGACAGTCCACAGGCAATGGGAATGAATAAGTATATTTAAAAACAGGTGCAGTCGTAGACGCTGCCAGCTGCTTTCTTTTAATAGCAAAGTTCCAAGGATGTGCTCGCAAAACCACAAGTACAATCTTCGAGTATTGCTCTTTGCAAATTCTAGCGTTTGATGAATTTTCATCGAGGCTGAGAATTCTCTCAGCCCCGAGTTTCGATAAAGCGCTATTGCAAATCGAAGTATCTGTAGCCATTAAACGTCAACGTACTCAACGTAGCCTTTAATTGTTCCAGAGGTTACAGTCCATGCAGTTGCAATATCAACCTGAAGGTCAACATCATCTGCAAGTTCTTTCAACCATCCGGCATTGGCTCCGCCTGCTTCCATCTGAGACTTCATGCTTACGCAATCCGCTGCGGTATTCACGTCAACAGAAGCTAAAAATGCATCTGCATCCAAGGACTCAACAGCAGCATCTCCAGCTGAGTGTCCAACATTCAACACACCAGTTGTTCCAAGGTCTGGAAAACTCATAACAACATCCAAAATCCTCATGCCCTTTTTGAGCTTCATAAGTTTAAGAATGTCCGCTGCTGTTTGTGTCGCAACTATTGTGTAAGAAAAGTACGCAATCTTTTTCACGCCTGATACGTCTCCAGGTGCAATCTTAGTAGAAGGCACCGTGATTCGTGAGGCTGTCCATTCGTCACCGTATACTGTAGCCATTTAATCCTCCTATTAAGCTTCTGTGCAAAGAATTTGCACGACTTTGTTTTCTTCCATTCGAGTTCCACCAATGCTCATTTTAGCGTAAACCTGTGTGGCGTAAGACTTATCATCTCGCTCACTGATTTTACCAACCATGTCCTCTCCAATAGACAATAATGCTCCGTCTTGCGCATAAGCGTATGCTTGACGTGCATTCAATACTGAAGATCCAGAACCAGCGGCTCCGGTTGATGTAGAACAAGAAAGGGCAGTTGTTTGAGTAGAAAGTCTTTCTAGAGAAATGAACTCAAATCCCATGAAAGTATTCACTTCACCCTGTACCAAGGCTTTAACCGTTGCAAAGTCTGAACTTGTTACTTCAGTCTGTCCAAGTAAAGCTTCAATTTGCTTAGATGAACATACAAGCCAGCGTTTGATTGATGGGTCAACTTCCGCTGCATCTAAATATCGCTTAGCTGCGCGAAGAGTCTTCACATTCAAATCAGACAATGCCGAACCTGTGTGCGCTCCAAGTTTATTGGCATTCGCCAAGTTAACTGTAGTCGCTCCAGTTTCACCACCGTAAGCTGCTCCACCAAGAGCCGCAATGATAACATCATCCATTGCGCGTCCCATTGCCCACATAGCTGCCATTGCATACTCAGAGGTAGGATCATTTAGCATTCTGATCTTATCTTGAGAATCAACCAAATCCGCCCATTCGTAATCATTTAAAGTAACCATACGTCTAGAGTGGGGAGTATCTAGTTGTGGTGTAGAACTATGTCTACCTGTTTTTAATTGAGCTGTTACTGTACCGATACGGTCGTAGTAAGCAGCCTTTGATTTTTGTGATTCTGTTCGAACTGTTTTGCGAAGACGTGATCCCTTTTGCTGAGAAAGGTGAAACACGTTAGCAGAATATTGTTGCACAAAGGCAACTGTAATTTCTGAAGACATTTTTTCCTCCTGTTAAAATTTTTAGAACAATTTGTTGGAATTGTCCTCTAACAGAGGATTCACTCGAAAAGTCATGGCCCTTTTCAAAGCATGAAGAGATCCTGTAGGATTGTCTCTATAAACAGAATCTCTATTATGTTGCTGAAAGTCAACTGCTTTTTGCTTGTGGATTAGCCATTTTAAATAAATTGTTAACTTCTTCCATTGCTGCCTTGTGTCCAGGGTGGTCTTTTGTCCAATAAGGGTGTTTCATGTCTGCCATTACCTTATTGTACTCGTTCTGAGCATCCTTCGGGGTCATAACATTTGCTGCCCCTTTTGTATTTATATCAGAGCCTTCGGTTAAAAACTTCTCTCCAATACTAGACAACAGTCTAATTAAGTTAGAATTATTACCCAATCCAGATTCATCAAGGTATTGTATAAGTGCTGGGTTCCCAGCTTCCCTTAAAACTCTTTGCGCTTTTCCGACTTTTGAGTCAAAAGCGTCTCCCCATTCTGTCTTTAACGTCTCGAGGTTTTGTTTGAGCAGTCTTAAATTCATTCGAAATTCGCGTCTCCGCCTCAAGATTCGTTTTGCTAAACCAGTCTGCAATTGCTTGGGCTTGCCTTGGTAGAATCCCCGCTTTATGCGCTGTTGTCTTGAAGGCTTCAACAAACTCCTTATCTATACTAACACCATCTGCCATTTTTACGTCGTATTCCTTTAGGTCCGATGGAAGACCTAACTTTTTAAATACACCTGCCCAATCATCATCTGTGGCGTGTTTAGATGGAACAGATATTTTATCTGCGCCTACTAGTTTTTGAGCACTGATGTAGGATTTTGCCAAGGCAGCAACGTCGTTGAACAATTTGAGGCTGGGCTCCTCTTGTATCTCTTTAGGCAACGAGGATTTCCAATCTGTATTTGTTGCCCCTTTGGAGGAATCACCACCATTATTATCTCCTGCGGCCTGCTGCCCCGCACCTGCCACATTTCCACTATTTTTGTTCCCTTCGGAAGTTGTACCCGTGCCCCCCGAATTGTGTGCAGTAAGTATGCTTCCTCCTGTAGTTCTACTTTCCTTCGTTCCATCTACTCCATTATTCACTGTCTCTGACATATTCGTCCATCCTTTCTCTTAAATGTTCGACATTTATACGCAAATCTTTTAATATTTTTAACACCAGTTGCCTAGCTCCTTCTCGAACCAGCATTTGGTTTATATCTGTTGTAAAAATAGGGTCCAATACACCAGCTCTTTTCATAAGATCGTGGAGTACAACTTCCCCGTCTAGATTTAAAAATACTTTTTTATAAGACTCAAAAGTAGCAACCTGCTTTTTTGCAGTTGCAATGGTAGATTTTTTATTCATTTATTAATCCTTAAGTTCCTGGTTGTTGTGCTTCCTGCATTTGTTGCATCATGGGCTGCATTTGTTGCATCTGCTGCATCTGCTGCGCTTGGTTCTGTTGCTCCAAAACCGCGCGCTGGGCTTCAGCTTCAGCTTCTCTAAGCTGCCCCACTGCTCTAGTAGTGCGAATAATTTGCTGTGGAAATCCAAAAATTTCAGCAATAGCTCTAACCGCTGCATCGCCATCAAAATTCTGAGCAGTTTTTGGATCCAAGTTTATAAACGGAGTCACCGCCTCCATTGTTCGCAAAATGTTCTGGGCATCGGACAATCTTTGTGCTTTTGCAATCAAAGAAGAATACTTCACATCTATCTTTCTACCCCTTAGTGCCTGTGGAATTAACTGCTTATCAATTAATCCTCTGCGTAACATAATTGCGAATACTCGATCAATCAATGGACTTAAAAATTCAGACTGTTGTCTTCCTAGCATTGGACCAAGAAGTCTCATTTTTTCTTCTGTTCTCTGTAATACCTCTGTGGCTGTCATTTGAGGGCCTTGTTGTAGCATTAATTGGTCTACAAAAAATGCCTCACGGATTCTAGTCCTCTTTTCCTTCATGACCTCGAACCCAAAATCAATTCTAGCATCATTAAATATAGGCTTAATTGTATCGTTACTTCCTGATCTATAGTAATTAAATCCCCCAGGTTTAGTAATAATTGGCATCACAAATCCCTC